CAGTGCTATCATCTTGTTCTGGTTGAAAATAATATGTAAACGAATTGTCTAATTCGCCTGTAAAAAATTGTTGTTCATTTGGTATTCTGACATTTTCAAAATCTGTTTCTGCTGAAGATGATACATTTGTAGTGCTTTGAAAAGAAAGTAATTTTCCGTCTTCACCTCGTAGTGGTTTATTGGCATCAGCTGAACCTGATATTTGTTGTTTGGCTTTTAAATCTCTGATTCTATTTTCAAATTCTATTAAATCACTATCAAGTTGATTTCTATAAAAGTCAGATTTAAGTTTTGCTTCTTCAAGTGAATATGGCATTTTACTACCTCACTACTCTAAATTCATATTCATCATCATAGTAGTTTTCTTGCTCATCTGTTGTTCCACTACCACTAACTACTTTAACACAAAGACGATAATTTCTTTCTGCTTGTAATCCATTCATCCATAAATTAAAGTAATTACTTGTTGAATCACAACTAATTTTAGAACCTGTTCCAAACGGAATTATAGTTTCTTCCGTTTCTGCGTCTTTAACTGAATAGAAAGCAGAAGCACTTGGTAAATACTTAATTGTTAGCTCGGCTGGTGTCGCAGCAAAAGTAGTTGTTGGATATAATTCTCTACCAACCACTCTTAATTTAACTTTGCTACCCTCTTTATATTCTGTTCTTAGATTTTGGAAATAAACTTTTAATCTTTCTAAATCTGTTGATACTAATGGTGATAAACTTCCTGTTGACCAAGAACTATCGTCCCACATAACTTCCAACTTAGGTGGATAGATTGTATGTGTTTCTCTTGAAAAGTATTGTAAGTTACCCAAACGAGTTGTGCTACTTTCATCTTTTGTTGTATCACTATTAGGATTAAATGAAAAGTCTCTTGAACCTGTGTATAACGATTCTCTCTTAACTAAAAAACCTCTGTTTGGAAATGCAGAACTTGAATAAAGATGATTTTTAACTAAGTCAGTTACATCAATTCTTAAATCCTTTTTGTCGAAAGTTAGTTGATAAGATGAACTAACTTTATATTGTCCACCTTGACTACCTGTCCACCAAGAACCACCGTCAGTTAATGTTGAAGTGGATACCCAAGGTGTTTTGTTTTCGTGGTCTCTGTATTGATAACTTACCCCATTTTGAGTTACTGGATTATGGTCAAGTTTCCCTGAACCTTGTTTCCAATCACTACCACTAACCATATAGGCAAATATGTTTTGTTCTGCTTCAACTTCTTCTGATGTTGCGTCAAATAAATTCAAATAATATTTTGCCGTGGAAGGTATTCTATTGTTTTGTATTGATTCTGAAATATAACTGTAATCAAAATCAATCAATACTCTTGATACATTTGCAATTGTTCCGTCATCATTAACTACTTTGTTAATTTCTAATACTTCGTCTTGACCAGTATTGATAGAACTTGTTGTTCCACCTGAATAAATTGTTGCGTCTCTTTTTCCAAATTCAAAATAATGCATTACATATCTCCTACTACTCTACCCTCAATGTCTGTATTGGGGAATTTAATTTCAAATATCGCTGGGTCCATTGATGGATATATAACTCCGTTTTTTGTAGCTGCTTGTAAATCATAAACATTACCACTATAACCACCTGAAACTAAGTGTTTATTTTCAATAACGATTAAATCATTGTTTGGGTTATTATCTTGTGGTGGGACCACCGATACTACTCCGTCCACTAATGAAATCTGATATGCCAAATCACTCAATATAATTGGTTGGTTAATTTGCCACTTCTCAACTCTAAAAAATTCTCTAACTCTTGCTATTGCTTGTCTTAATACAACATTTGCATTCGCTCCTCGTTTAGTGGTGATTGCAAACCTTACTCCAACATTAATAACATATCCGTCTTTAATATTGATAGCATCTGTTAATATTCTATATTGTGAAAGGTATGTTTTTAAATTTCTTTTGACTGCTGTATTTAATGCTACAAGTTTTCTATTAGTATCGTATCCTAAACAATATAAGTTTAACGCTAATGGATTTGGTATTACATTATCATTTTTAACTTGTCTTATTTTTCCGTCAATAACTTCTAATTGTCCTGGCTCTAATTGTTCATCTTGAACAATATACGCCTTTGCTATATTACCAAACTTCTGTGGTAAATTATAACATCTTGTAATGTAGTCTTGTCTTGTCACTGCCCTATTTTGTGCATTAAAATAAGCTCCTGCATTTTGTTTTATTTCTATAATGTTTTCCCCACTTGAACCACCAGAAGACGGTAAGTCATTAAATACTCTTAAACTTTGTTCTGATGTTGTAGCATTAGCTTGATTTAAATTAGTTTTGTCTAATGTATAGGTTAATCTATTGAATCTTGTGATGTCATTTGAAGGAACATTGTGCTCAATCGCACCACCATAAGTGTATTCGACAGTAAGTGTAGTATTGTTTGGTGCTAATCCAAATGTTTGTGTTTTTAAGAAATTACTTGGGTCAAAACTTTCGTCTAATCTTGATACACCAAACCCTAAAGCAGAACCTACATTATCTGGATTTGGAATTAAATCTTCATCTGCATTATCACTAACACCTGCTCCAAATCGTAATTCCATTTTGTCATTTTCCGTAACATAAGTTGTAAATCTTCTGGCAGTCTTAATTAATTTTAATAAATAAGGTGTATCGTTTTGATATGTTGATAAACTTGGGTCATTTAAAGAAGTATTTTCAACACTATCAAACACTGTGTCTTGTGCTAAAAATGGAACTTCATAATATTTGTTGTTATTACTATCGGTTACTGAAACAACTTCCGTTGGTTTTGCGTTTTTCAAAACTATTTTATCAAACTTTTTAGCACTTGTAAATGCAAATGTTTCAACTGCTCTTTTACCAGATTGTGCTAATACTCTTTTTCTTAATCTAAAATTAGTAGGTGGACCGGCAGCAGCTGGTTGTAAAGTTTCTACCTCCATTGGGTCTAATGAACTCGACACTTTAAAGTTTACTGCGTCTAATAAATTAAATTCTACTCCGTTTCCTGCTAATACACTACTATTTGCTTCTAAGACACCTGCAAAAGTCAAATCTGGTTTTGAAACTGCGGAAGCTCCTGTGCCAGTTGTGGTTGCAGGAACATCAACTTCAATGGTTAATTCTACGGTTGAAGGTGTTGCTAAATTTGGTTTATATCCATAGGATTGTGCGATTGCCAATATGTTCTTTTTTTCTTCTGCGTGTTGTAACATTGTTTCTCTGAACTGATTATCTACATAATAGTTCAATACATCTCCAACATACGCTGCCATTTCAATAAACATCATACCTGGTGATGCTTCATTAAAATCATTATATGAATTAGGAAAGTAAGTTTTAGCAAACTCAATAAGATTTTGTCTTATATCAGAAAAATCTCTACCAAGATAACTAACTTCTTTACTAAC